TCTCAGTAAGTTTTAATCCATTGGCAAGATCCGTTTCAAGTTGATCCACTGCCGCCGCATACTGTTCTGCATTTGAAAGATTGGCATCTCTGTAATCAATTATGGTCTTATGGTAATCATCATAGAGTGCTTCAAGTTCTCTAACGGTGTCTTCCTGTTTTTTCTTGTTTTCCTCTATGGCTTGATTTTCTTCAATTAGGCCTCTTACCCTTTCCTCAACCTGTCTTCTTTCAGTATCAGTTAATTCTTGAACTGATTTCTTAAGATCCTTTGCGGCTGCCTCAAGACCCTTGGTAATTGCAATTTGTATTTCTCTTTCATCATTACCAAGTTTTGCTAATCTGTTTTCGTCTTCAAGTGTTTGAATATAATCTTCATAGGCATTTACAACCTTGCCTGTTGCTTTGGCAAGTTCATCCTTTCTCTTTCTTAGTCCTGCAATAGTTTTATCGTAATCTTCAGACTCTTCATTTACATCTTCAGTATTTTTATTAAGATCCTTGGTTTCACCACTTAGGTTTTTTGTATCCTTGGTATTGGCAACAATTTGTTTCTCCAGATCACTTAGGGCCTTGTCAGCATCCTTGGTGTTCTTTGCATTTTCTTCAGTTGCCTTTGCATTAGCCTTGATTTCCTTTTCAAGGTCACTGATTGCATTTTCTGTTTCTTCAACTTCTTTTGAAAAGTCTGCGAATGGTGCCGCATCCAAGGCTGAATAGATTGATTTCTTGATGTTTAACCAACCAAGTTTTAGTTTGTCAAAGAATTCTCCAAACCACTTGCTGATGCCGCCCCAGTTATCATATATCGCATAGGCGGCAGTTATGGCTATGGTTGCTATTGCAGTGAATGGATTTGACAGTGCCAATGCCTTCATTGCAATGGTTAAATTTTGAATATATTTTATGAATCCTAAACCTGCAATGGTTCCTATGGCAGTTGCGAACAATCCAAAATTATCAACAACGAAGTTAAGGGCAGTGCCCAATCCTTCTCCAATTGCTCGGATTGTATCCTCATTCCTTGTAATGAATTCACCCAGTTTGTTTGTGACTGATGTAAGTTCTGGTGAAAAGCCCTGTCCAAGTATGTCCAATGAATTGGTAACCGCAATGCCAAAGTTTGACATAGAAACTGATAAGTTATCCAATCTCTGTTGTGTTGCACCACCAAACTTTTGATTCAACCCACCAATTAAGGCATCAGTGATTAGGGCGGCACCTTCAGCAGTCTTACCAAATTCAGATATTTCAAGTCTTGTTAGTCCAAGAGTTTCCTCAAGGATCTTGAATACAGGAACACCCCTATCTGCTAATCTGTTAAGTTCCTCAAGACCCAAACCACCTGATGTTGTTCTTGCCAATAGGTCCGTAATTGCCTGTAATGAACCCACTTGGTCCGTTGTTACGGCGGCAGTGTCAGTGAATGTTGTTAGTAGTTCTTCTGTTGGTTCAATACCAGCAGTCTTTAATTTGATGTAGGCGATGGTTAAATCTTCAACACCAAACTGTGTCTTGGTTGCGAAGTTTTGTATCTTGGCAAATGCCGCCGCACCACCTTCTGCTGATCCTTCAACAGAAGTTAGTGTATCACGAAGGTCCTCAAACCTTGCTGTGGTATTGATAATGGCTTTGACAGAGAATGCAGTTCCAATTGCCGCACCAAGTCTAAGGATGGTTCCTGTTAAACCACCACTTAGGCTATTGCTTTTTTGCAGGTTATTATTAAACTTATTAACCTGATTATTGACCTTGCTTAGACCTGCACTGCTTTGATCAACGACCTTTACTATTATTTCTGCCGTGTTTGCCATTGCGTTTCATCGCCCTCTCTTGTTCTTCCTTCTGGATTTGAAAATATGCCGCCCACATTCTCAATTCCAAATCGGACATTTTATCCATCGCCTCTGTAAGTGTGAGACCCAGTTCCTTTGCCACAGACATTAGGAATAGGGTGTCTGGGTCTCCTTTTAGTTTTTTGCTACTTCACTCACTTGTGGTAATGGATCTCCATTTAGTCTGCTCGCCACACGAAGAACGACCTTAGGATCTACTTCGTTCATAAAGACATCCTTATCGTGTTTTGAAAACATCAAGGATCCATCATCTTTTCTTGCCTTGTTAATGATGCTCATAACAAGTGCCTCAGTTGATTTACCCTGTCTGCTTAATTCAACGATTTCCGTTTCTGCTTTTAGATTGGTAATCGTTCTGTAATAAATTGTTGTGTCCCATTCTGGAACCTCAAAGTTATTCATATCACCCGCAATCTGAGCCTTATAGTGCTTGGTTGCATTTGATAGAACATTTACTGTTTTCTTTTGTTCAGTCATTATTTTGTCTTCCTTTTGTTAATTGTTGCTGTCACGGATTGTTTGACAAAGCCAGCCGGTGCCTGCCTGGATCTTCCTTGTTCCAGGGCTCCAATGTATGGCACACGATTAACAACACCGCCATCCTGGCGTTGTTGCCAACCTCGTCTTGCTCTACCTGTATCAATAGGCGTTCTCTGTTTAATCTCTTCCTGTAGGGTTGAGGTTAATTCACGGATTTCATCAGAAATTGCCTTCTTCAGCATTTTCTGAACACTTGAAATACCAGTTACAGAGACCGCCATATGATAACTTCCTTAGATGCTTGATGTTGCTAAAGCACCTGTTCCTTGAAAAGAAACACTTGCTTCTGAAAGTCCATCGTATGATGCAGTGATTGAATATGAAGTTACAATCACATCACCTGCGAACTTTGTTGTGTCATCGTTTGCATCTGAATAGAACTCAATAGAAACTGTGTCGTCAGTGTCAGGAGTTAATGCAGTTGATACAATAGCATTCTCTGAACTATCAAATACAATATCCATTGAACCTGAATAGTCTTGAAGACCTTTTTTGTATGTTCTGTTACCATCTCCCATCACAGTGTCTTCCACTGTTTCTCTCGTAACATCTAAGTTCCAACTTCTTACACTCGCCACTGCTGTGAGAGCATCAGAGCCGGATTTGATTTTGACCTGACCAGCAGATCCTTCGTATGTAGCCATTACTCATCTCCTTCGTTATAGTTAGGCATAGAGGGTTCGTCCTCTATTTGAGGAGTTTCTTCCTCCTCTATGACTTCAGCAGTGACTTCGACTTGCGCCGTTTTCTTGCTGAATACTTTCTGAACATCAGTTGTTGTATTACTAATTTCCCAACCTCTGTCCAAAAAATTCTTTAGGTATCTCTCTTTGACAATTTGAGTGACACCGTCTTTTTCAATTGTAAATTTACTCATTTTAATTTACTCCTTTTTGGTATCTATATCTGACCTGAACGAGCATTTCTATTTCGCCCAATGGTTCCAATTTTGGCACAACATTGACTTCAATTATGTTTGTCGTCACATCAGATCTGTTAGTGCCTCTCTTTCTGTCCGTGTCAAGAGTTTCCTCAATTCTTTCAATCAAATCGTTTCTCTTGCGATCCGTTTCTGGACCACGAACAAAACCTCTAATAGTGTATGTAATAAGACCCTGTCTAAACACGCCCATTGAATTATCATCACGGGTTTCATTTCCTGATTGCACCAATATCGCAGGAAATTGTGTAATTGCAAGTTTAGTGGGTTCAAATGGTTCTCGTGTTACGAGGATTGGTTTAGGATCTCTCATATCCTTGAGAACATCAATGATGTTGAGTATAAAATCTTCTCTGTTGCTCATACTTCCTTACCTTTGTAGGCGAAGGAAATACTGAGGAGTCTTTTCAGCATCCGTGATGTCGCCTGAACTATCAATGTCATATTCTACGCCGTCTGAAATCACTGCTTGGATTTCTTCAGCATACATTTTTTTATAGTAATCATACTTGATCTGGAATACATCCATATCAGGTTCAAATTTTGATAGTTTTGGGAAGATGTAATATCCCAAGGCGCAATAAACGGTTGCTCTTGTCAATTGCGATTCTGTGAGTTTATTGGCATCCATTTCAGCATTGACACCAATAACGGTAATGTCAAATCTGCCAACCTGTTGAGAAGGCCACCAATGGATCCTCAAGTATCTTTCAACATCTTGCTGAGCCTTTGATAGTTCTGAATCAAACGATTGAATGCCGTAGTCATCGATGTTAGGTTCGTATTCCTTAACATCATTTATGGTTGCAAAAGCCATTGGCTTCTCCTATATGTCCTTCATTAGGGTCTTAATAATTGCTGGGTCCTTCCCAGTCAGTATTATTTATCAAATTAAGTGAGAACCACTGATTTTACACAGTGGTCCTCTGCCCTCTAAAACCGTGACAGTCTTTGGAAGACATAGTATTTAAAAGAAAAGGGGGTCCAAAAGAACCCCCTTCTCAGTCTATCTAATCAGTAATTAGTTAGAAGTTGATGCGTCAGTTAAGACACCAATGCCGTGTTCTGGAGTTCCAGAACCACCCATTAACTCACCTACTGCGTATGTCATAGAACCTACGATTTCAGTTGCTCTTAAAGAAGCATCTCTTTGAGTTTCCAAAGAAATATCTTTCTTAAGTGCGTAAGCAATAGCCTGTGGAGTCATAATTGCGCCAAGGTAAGCACCTGTAGAGTCACCAGATACTACTGCTGATTCGTATAGATCTACGCCTGCGATACGACCCACGAAGCCTTCTGCCAATGCCGCATTACCAACATCACTTAGGTTGTGGTTGATTGCTGAAGCACCTGCATTAGTTAATTGCTTCTTAAGGTTATACATTTGTGCTGGGTGGAATACACCAACATATGGTCCCATTACTGAGTTACCACGAAGTGTTGCCACTGCTTGG